GTCTCTTACTTCTTTAGGAAGCGCAAGACAGGCTCAGTCACAAGCAGAACTCGATGCACAGAGACAAAACTTAATGCAACAATATCAAGACCCATTTACAAGGCTACAGCTTGGAAGTCAGTTGTTAAAAGGAACGCCTAGCGGAAGTCTTTCTTCAACATTCCAATCGGTGACTCAACCTCAAGCGAATCCATTCTTACAAGGTCTTGGATTCTCGGCTTACGGTCAGTCACAATTTGGTGGCCCTACAGCAGCAGGGGGATAAGTCATGGCAGAAAATTTTAACCTAGCATCAATTGCTTTGCAAAATTCACAAAATCGTGCCAGAGATTTAGAAAACGCAAGAAATATTGCTATTGCTAATGAAAAGCCATCTTTCTTACAAGGTCTTCGTTCTGATTTAATAGATACTTTAAATTTAGATTTATCAAACAGAAATGACATTAATGAATTATATGCGGCTCAACCAGATGATAGTAGATTTTACAGAGGATTTAAAAAAGGTGCTGAATCTTTGTTGGGAATGCCATCAACAATTCTAGATTTAAATGATTTAGCTGCTCAAGGAATAAGGCAAGGCACTGATTTTTTATTTGGACAAACTCCTTATACAGAGGAAGCTGGAACAGGATTGGGAAGTTTTATTACTCCAGATGAGGAAACTCGTTTGACTGACGTAGACAAAAATCCTTTAAGGGGTATTAATTTTGATGACATGGGCATAGGTTTTGAAGATGCACCTGATGACGTTACCGAACAATTAAATCAATTATCAGATAGTTTAAAAAACAAATCAAAGTCTACTGCAACGCAAACAGATACATCAAAAAAACAAGACCAAGGAATTGCACCTGATGTAGCTCTTGATGAAGTTAGCAGAGGTGATGTGCCTGATGCTCCTCAAGAGGAGCAATTAAGCCCTTTAGAAAAAGCTTTTGAAGATGCAATGTCTGAATATGAAAATATTAATGCAGGAGAAGAAACTCCAAGAAAAACTCTTGCAGAATATAAAAAAGATTTTGCAGATGCTACGGGTGTAGATGTTTCTGGAAAGGTTGATAAGAGTGCAGCATTGCAAGCATTCGGTCTTGCTTTGATGCAAAATCAAGCTGGTAAAGGTTTTAATGTCAGTAAGTTACTAACAAGTCTTGGTGAAGCTGGTGAGAAAGCCTCTCCAAAACTTGAAAAAGCCAGAGAAAGAGCAAGAACAGCACAATTAGCTGCTGGTAAATATGGTCTTGAGCAAGTTGCCGCAGATGATGCTACTGAAACTGCAACTAGAGTAGCTCAGAAAAAAGCTCTTAATGATCTTAATGTTACTAATCTTGATAATAAGTCAAAAGCCATTATAAAACAGGCTGAATTAGACAATAATATGGCGATAGCTAGATTAGACAACAGAACAAAATTAAGAGAAGCTTGGATAGCTAATCAAGAAGCCCCAGATTTATATACGGATAAAACCGAAAAAATAGATTTGGTTCCTGGGTTAGAAGGTTTTCAAGTAAATGCTTATATAGAAGACCCAAATGTAGACGGCATTGTTCCTGTTAAACTAACGCCTGCAAGCTATAAATCTGTTGTTGGACAACTAAAAAGAAGAGAATCTTCTTTAAACAAAACAGCACAAGAATTTGAAAAACTACAAGGATTAGTAGCTGAAGGTATTACTATACCAGAGCAATTTGCATCTAGTATAAAAACCCTTGGTAAAGCCATAGGTTTTGGCGTTGGAGATGCCCCAACATCAATAGAACAAGCAAAGTTTATTTTGAAGAAAATACAATCACAAAATGCACCTGAAATATTACAAGAAGCTGGAAAAACAATATCAGATGCGGATAGGCGAAGGGTTAAAGATATAGTTGGTAATATATCTATGTTTAAAATAGATGAGGCAAGCACACAAGAAGTTCTTATGAAAATTAGAGATGTTTATAAAGAGATTGTTACTGTTCAAAGACAAAACTTAGATACAGCATACGGAACTCTTGAAGGTTATGGATACGATTCTGGTCGTCCAACACAAGATATTGATGAAGAATTGTCTGAAGAAGAGGCCGCAGAATTAGCCGCATTAAGACAAGGGGAGTAATATGAACGCCCGTGAAGAGTTAACAATAAGAAGAGCTATAAAATCTGGTTCTCTTAGCCCTAAACAAGAGCTTTCTGCTAGAAGAGCTATAAAAAACAACCCTGATGATGTATCTGATATTATAAGTCAGTTACAGCCAAGAACCGCTGGGAGAGTTGAGCTTGGTGAATTACAACTTGGGTCTTCTGAAGAAAAAGGATTTGATACCCGAACAGGTGTTCGTGATGCTGGTTTAAGAGCATCTTTGTCGGCTGCAGAAACAAATCCAGAGCAAGAAGCAATCTTACAAAAGTTCGGGTTACAGTCCGAAGATTACTTGAGAGATAGCAGAGGTAGACTAGCAGTTACTCCTGAAGGTGGTAAAAAGCTTGGACTAGAGTTATCTGAGAATACCTTAATAGATGAAGAAGGTTTCTCTCGTTATGATTTGGCGGATATAGCTGGTATTGCTCCTGAAGTAATAGGCGGTATTGGCGGTGCTATTGCTGGTCAGATACTTATTCCTATTCCTGTCTTAGGAGCCGCTATCGGTGCTGGTGTGGGTGCTGGAGGCGGTTCTGCTGTAGAAGAAGGCATCGAGGCATTGGCGGGTGTTTCTAAGCAAACTGCTGGTGAAATAGCAAAAGATGTAGCAACAGAAGCAACAATAGGTTTCTTGGCTGATGCAACTTTAGGAACTTTCGGTTTAGGTTATCGGGCTCTTAGAGGTGGACAAGCAGGAAAGTCATTAACTCCAGAAGAGTTAGAAGCGGCTGGTAAGTCAATTGAGATGGGTATTAAGCCTACACTTACCGCAATTAGGGCGCCAGCTATTGTTGGTCGTCAGCAAGCAATTGTTGAAAAGATATTTGGCACATCTTCTAGGCTTAAAAAGAACAATGACGTTATGCAATCTAAAATTTCTCAATTTAGGGATGCGGCAGGAGCTTCTACTGATGAAGAAGCTGGTACAGTTCTTTTGAAATCTGTAGGAGAAGAAAAAGCTAAATTAAACAAACTAAATAGAGAAGCACAGACTGCATTAGTAAAGCAATTAGATGATTTAGCAAAAGACTTAGGCGCAGCGGCTAAAAAGAATACTAACCTAGAGTCTGAATTATTAGATTACTTTGGTAATGCAATCAAAGCCTTTGATGATAGAATGAATGCTGTATTTGCTCCTATTGATGAAGCCTTAAAGAGCCCTGTCGGTTCTGCTCAAATAATACCAACTGCCAGTATCAAATCAATAGCTACTAAAGCATCTGATACTTATAGGCCAAATTTAGCTGGTAGAACTGCAAACACTAGAGCATTACAGAGCGCAATAGATATCGCTAAAACAATAGAGCCATCCTCCTCGTTTAAATCTCTCTATCAAACTAGAAAAGCTTTAAATGACACTCTTGCCACAGCTACAGGGAAAAGTGAAAGAGATGTAATAAGGCAAATGATAGATCAGTCAGATAATTTATTGAGAAGTGGGAATATTGAAAGTTTTGCTTTGGCATCTGGCAATCAAATATCAGAAGAAGGATTGAAAACTTTAAGACAGGCATCTAAGGCATTGGACAATGCAAGGGGCGAATATAAATCTGGGGCAGATGCATTTGATAGAATAGAAGATGCTGGTGTAGTAAAAAATCTTAGAAGAAAAGCCGAAACTGGAGAAAGAATAGAGGCAAAAGATATTAAACTTGATAGAATAGTAAAAAACGATACTCCAAGTGTTTTAGTAGATGCTATAGAAGCTGTTTCAGAAGGAACTGAAATTTCTGCCACTAATTTTAAAGAATTAGTTGCAGGACAATGGCTAAGAGATGCTTTAAATAAATCTGGTATAAGTGAAATAAATAATTATAAACCAGATACATTCAGAGGTGCTGCTTTCGCAAAAGCTGTGAAAGATTTAGGCAGAACAGCAGATGTTTTATTTGGAGATACAGCACCGCAAATTAAAGCATTGGCTAATTCCATTGAAAAAACTTCTTTGTCTAATATGAGCAAAGAATCAGTTCAGGAAATAATAGACGCTGGTTTAAAGCCCGTAGACACACTGAAGCAAATAGAACTAACTCAAAACCAATTGCAAAACTATACAAAATCTTCAGTTCTTGGAAAATTGGCTGATGGAGATATAAACCCTGTTGAAGCTGCTGAACTTATAGGAAACACAAAAACAACTGCTTCAGACATAAAGAAAATTATGAATGTGTTTGATAGCCAAGGAAATGAGGCCGCTAAACAAACGGTTAGAGGCAACTTCATGCAAAATCTTATCGCTGACTTTGGCGATAGCTTAACAACAGATGCAAAAGCTCTGAAAAGTTTTGCTGATAGACTTATAAAAGCTAATGAAGGTGGTAAGTTAGAAGCTTTGTTCGGGGAAGAAATGGGCAAAGATATGGCAGAGTTTGCTAAAATACTTTCTTTCAACTCAAGAACAGCGGCTGGTGGTGATTTGGTTGCAGCTAATATAGCTGCTAGTCCTTTGCAAAACTTAGGAGCTTTGGTAAAATATAGCTTACTAGGTAGATTCTTGGCTTCTGCTCCTTATTATGAAACAGTATTAAAACAGTACAAAAAACAAGCTGCTGGAGAAAGCGCACAAGAAAAGGCGAACATTTTAGGAAGAATATTAGCAAGTTCTTTCTCTCAAGTGCCAGCGCAACTCGCTCAATCTGGATTTCAAGAAGGTGAAAGACAAATCAGATACGCAATAGAAAATTCTAAAATTGGACAAGAGTTATCAAATCTATCGCAGCAGATACAACCCCCGAACATAAGTTCGGGTTTGGCCCAGGTTTCCCCCGTACCAGCAGCAGCACCCGCTGGAGGATTGCGGGAAAGAGCTAAAACAGACCCTGGAGTAGCGCAAGCATTAGGTATCCAGGGATCAACAGCGGGATTATTGTAATGAACATAGACAAGTTAAGAGAAGAATTAGCCGAAGACGAGGGCTGTAAGTACGAGGTATATCTGGATCACTTAGGATTGCCCACGTTTGGAATAGGGCATTTAATTACTAAAGATGACCCAGAGTACGGAAAAGATGTTGGCTCAGTGATTGAGCAGAGCCGTGTTCAGTCTGCGTTTAACCTAGATATCACAGTTACGCTTGAAGATTGTCAAAGGCTCTACAAAGACTTTAATGACCTACCCGAAGAGGTGCAATTAATCATAGCGAACATGATGTTTAACCTCGGATATCCGCGTTTATCTAAGTTCAAAGGTATGAAGGCTAACGTAGATGCAAGAGATTGGTCAGGGGCAGCCAATGAAATGGTAGATTCAAAGTGGTATACACAAGTGCCAAATAGAGCCCGTAGATTAGTAGATCGAATGCGTTCTTGCGATTAAGATACTAAACCAAGGCCACCTTTGCTCTTTTTGTCACCATACTTTTCAGTGTAATATTCATCAATAAGCTTTGCTAATTGCTGCCGAATGTTTCGATGTTCGTCTTCTGAAATTTGCTTTATCTTATGATAAGTGTTTATATCTATACCCACAGATTTAAATTGCATAACATACCTCATGGTTAAAAGGACATATAATGCCATATAATAACATACCTTATGGAAGACGCAACAAATTCCGCGCAAAGAAGACAGAGTTTATGGGCATGATGTTTGACTCAAAATGGGAAGCGGAGAGATATGCACAGCTATATAAGCTTTCTCAAGCTGGGCATATACAAGAACTAGAACGGCAAATAAGATTTAATATTGTCGTTAATGATCAAAAGATATGTGCGTATGTAGCAGACTTCACATATTATGAGCGCGATGAAAATGGCGAAAAAAAGTTCGTAGTTGAAGACGCAAAAGGCGTAGAAACCCCAGAGTTTAAGCTAAAAAAGAAACTAATGTTAGCAGCAAATAACATAGATATACGAATTTCTAAAAAAAAATAGTTGACAGTGTGAAATAGATTTCCTATTCTGGTGAAACCAATTACCAATAGGAGGTTCAAATGAACTTAGTGCAAACTGAGTCTCTTTTGTCTTCTGCAACAACAGCCGAACTACAAATGCTTCTTATTGAAGCCAAGGATGAATTGCAGAAAACTCAAGAGAAAATAAAAGCAATTAATAACCAAATCACAACTAGATACCAAGATGCTGCTCAAGAGAAGCTTCATCAACAAGGTAAAGATTTTGGTTCCACAACTTTATATGAGGGCAATCTTAAAATCCAATTTGACTTTAGAAAAAAAGTTGAATGGGATCAGGATAAACTTGTCACCATATTAAACAAATTAGATACAGAAACAGCCAAGCATTACGCGACTGCTAAATACACAATACCAGAGGCGAAATATACTAATGCTCCACCAGAGATAAAAGGTGTGCTTAGTGAGGCTCGTACTGTTCACTTACAAGGTGTATCAGCAAGTATTGAGGAGAATAGTAATGCTTAAAATTATTAGTGCTGAAGACCGTTTAAAAGAAAAGCGCGGTCATAAAATTGTTGTGTGTGGCAAATCTGGCGTGGGTAAAACTACCCTCGTCAGAACGCTAGATACACAGAAAACTCTGTTCATGGACTTGGAGGCGGGAGATGCCGCGATTGAGGGTGTAGCGGTAGATGTAATTCGCCCAAGAACATGGACAGAGTGTCGTGATTTCGCATGTCTATTAGGTGGTCCTAATCCATCTTTGTCTGATGATATGTGTTACTCACAGGCACACTATGATTTAGTTTGCCAAACATACGGAGATCCTTCTACCTTTCTTTCAAAATACGATACTATATTTGTTGATAGCATAACAGTAGCTGGTCGATTATGTTGGCTATATTGTCAAAATTCATCTGACAATAAGTCAGACAGAACAGGCAAAATAGATATTCGTAATGCTTATGGTATGCAAGGAAGAGAGATGATGGGTTGGTTAACTCACTTGCAACACATTCGAGATAAGAATGTAATCTTTGTTGGTATACTTGATACTAAAGTTGATGACTACGGTAGAGAGACATTTGAGTTACAAATAGAAGGCTCTAAAACTGGCAGAGAACTCCCAGGAATTGTTGACGAAGTTATTACGATGGCAGTTATGAACACTGATGAAGGTGTTCCATATCGAGCATTTGTATGTCAAACACTTAACCCTTGGAACTATCCTGCTAAAGATAGAAGTGGTTTACTTGAGTTGGTTGAAGAACCTAATCTTGGCAAACTTCTTGAAAAAATGAGTGGTGTTGTGCAAGATAAACCACTCGAATTCGTTAACCCGAATGAAATGACACAAACACAAACACAAGCAGAAGGAGTTATAAATGCTTAATTTAAATGAAGTCGTTTTAGAAGAATCAAACACGTCCAATGATTTACAACCTATTCCAGATGGTACGGTTGTAAGGGCTATTATTAACTTTACTGGTGGCGATGAAGTCATCCAAGAGTTTAGCCAGTTGTCTATGTTTAAAAAATCACAAACAACTAGCGCAATTTATTGCCCTATAGAATTTACAGTCATGGGCGGTGAGTTTGATAAAAGGCGAGTGTGGCACAACTTGTTCGTTCATGGTGATAAGATGGGCAACAATGGTATCCCAGTTGCTCGTGAAATCGGCATGAGAACGCTTAGAAACATGGTTGATAGTGCGTATAACCTTAACCCTAATGACCAGTCAGCAGAGGCTGTGGGTAAGCGTAATATCATGGCTATCGAAGCATTGCAGGGGCAAGAGATTTGTTTTGTTGTTGCAATCGAAAAAGGAACTAATGGTTATAAAGATAGGAACAAATTAAAAATTGTTCTAACTCCGAAAGACAATAACTTCATTAGCCCTAATAACGGGACTGTTCCTGTTACTGGCGCTTCAGTTAATGGCACTGTCAATATGAGTGCATTACCACAAAATGTGGCAAATGCAATGCAAGCACAAATGCCAGCCCAACCACAAAACTCTGGTGTTACACCTCAGTGGGCTAAGTAACTGAAAACAAAAAACATTTTATCGGCATGGGTTAAGAAAAAAAATGTTTTTAAAAAATGTTAATATGGATTCTATTTCTAGCGGTGCCTATTGGTATTGGTAGAACTCGCTTGGGGAGTGCGAGTGCCGCAAAACTCCCCAACACACACAAGGAAGAAAAAAATGAGTAATGGAAATTTTGATGATTATTATAAACAGCTTGAAGGTTTTAAAATTCATAAATTTTTAGGCATGGCAGACAATGACACAGGCGGAGATGGATTCGCTCAATTTCATTTAAAAAAACCAAACTATAAAGATATTATGATTGAAGTATCACGCGACCCAGAGGGTAATGGCGGTGGCTTTTTGTTTATATCGGACGTAAAATAAATGTTAAGGCATGTTGATTTATGTTCTGGCATTGGTGGATTTAGCCTTGGCTTTGAATGGGCAGGATTATCCAAACCAGTTTTATTTTGCGACATAGAACCTTGGTCGCGTAAGATTTTAGCAAAGCATTGGCCTGATGTGCTAATTGCAGAAGACGTAAAGGAGTTGGCTAATGACCCAGCAAGACTTGTTCCAGAATGTGACATCATTACCGCAGGGTACCCCTGTCAGCCCTTCTCAGTCGCAGGATCTCAAAAAGGAGAAGCGGACCCTAGACACATCTGGCCGTACATCTTTAGAATTATTGCACAAAGACGACCCACTTGGGTCGTTTGCGAAAATGTTTATGGTCACATCAGATTGGGGCTCGACAAAGTGCTTGCTGACTTGGAAACAGAAGGCTACACCACAAGGACGTTTATTGTTCCAGCTTGCAGCATCAACGCGCCCCATAAAAGAGATAGAGTCTGGATTGTGGGCTACACCAAACACAATGGATCACCTACCTCAGAGATCGAAGGAGTCTCTGATAAGACAGGCGAACACGACTCGCAAGGGCAGAACCAAACCAGCGAATTTAAGGGAACAAGTAGACCCAGAAGTAGTGAGGATGTGGCCTACACCCAGAGCAAGCGACATAGAGGGGGGAATCCCACAGGGCATAGAACTGAAGAACGGATCCTTCAGTCGGAAGAATCAGAAGGGCGAGAGATGGGGAGTGAAGCTGAAGGACGCAGTGAGTCATTCAGAGAAGATGTGGCCTACTCCGACAACCAGAGATCACAAAGGAGGATATCAGGGTGGGAGAGTGCGGAATGGGAAGATCAGCAACGATACACTGGACGTAGCAGTCCAATACACGGACAATCAATCAAAGAATGGTGGTCAGTTGAACCCAATTTTTGTCGAGTGGCTCATGGGGTACCCAATAGGGTGGACAGAATTAAAGGATTAGGCAACGCAATTGTGCCGCAAATCGCAATGCAAATTGGATTAACAATAAAAAAAATGGGAGTTTAATATGGATTATATAAATACCGTTAATCTAGTTAGTATAGGTTATTTAGTTTTTTTATTTTTATTTATTTTATATGTATGGAGGAGTTAATGCCAATTTATAATCAGCATAGAGATTGGGGAGATGCAGAAAACAAAGCTAGAATAAAAAGGTCTAATGATGATTTGCATGACTTAGCTGATGATGATTCATTCGTTGACGTAAAGATAAAAGAAGACAACACAACTGGAACGATTAGAAGAGAAAATCACTCAAGCAGTGTTTTGTCCAATAATCTATAGTTGATAAAAATAGGTTTTGATTAAAATGGGCAGTTGTGAAGTTAAAGTAAAATTAGAATTTACAGATAAAACAGAAGAAAATCTTAGTGGACAAGTTTTTATAAAAAACCCATTTGATACTGATGATGTGTTTGATGAAATTATGAAACTTATTGATCATTTTAAAAGACTTCATTTAGACATTTGGGAATTTGATAAGGATTTTGAGTCTATATCTGCTTACATCACAATTGATGAAAATCAAACAATGGTAATGGAATTGTATAAAAGAAATGGATTTGAAGAGGAAGATTTATGCAAAGTAATAATACCAGACAACCAAACAATGCATTAAAAGAAATGGCAAAAATTTTTGAAACAATAGGTTGGGAAAAAAGACTATGCGATTTAAGCAAAGAACAGGTTCTTGGAACAATCGCTAAAATACAGTCAATGAAGGGCTTAGAAGATGAGTATACAGAACAAGGAGTATTGGAGTTACAACAAGAAGTCGAAGACAAGCTTCGTGACTTCTCCGATGACGACTACATACCATTTTGATTTAATTAAACAAATAGCCGAACATATTGATCAGGGAATTGTTCGGGAAAACAACAAAAGAACTCCTAGAACATATATAGGAGGCTCCTCTCTTGGCAATGATTGCGCTCGTCAAGTACAATACCGCTATATGCAAACTAAAAAAGATGAGGACTTTCAAGCCAGAACTCTTAGAATATTTGAATTCGGGCATCATATCGAGGATATGATTGCTGGTTATTTAAAGAACGCTGGCTTTGATTTAAGAACACATAGCACCAAAGGTGAACAATTTGGTTTCTCGGTGGCTAATGACCAGATTAAAGGTCATATAGACGGTGTTATATGTGGAGGCCCTGTCAAAATGGATTATCCTTTCTTATGGGAATGCAAATCAGCTAACAGCAAAAAGTTTGGGGAATTTGTTCGTAAAGGCGTTTCACAGGCTAACCCAACTTATGCAGCGCAAGTAGCATTGTATCAAACATACATGAATTTAACGGACTACCCAGCGCTATTTACCGTTATGAATAAAGATACTTCAGAACTCTATTATGAGTTTGTTCCGTTTAATGCAGAACTAGCGCAGAAAATAAGCGACAGAGGAGTAGAAATAATAAAAGCTACGAGAGCAAATGAAATGTTGCCTCGCATTGCAAATGAATCAGATTATTTTACTTGCAAATTTTGTGAGTATCGCAATACTTGTTGGACATAAAAAAAGACGGCACAGGAGAGCGCCGCCTTTTTTACACACACAACGCATTTAGAAAGGAAAAAGATAAATGCATATAAGGAAAATTTTTGAAAACCTTACAGGTACAATATAATGCGTATTGCACCTTTTGACAACACTAAATCTAGTGATCCACGTTATTTAGTGGAACATATTAGCGACAGTGTTCCATCTCATGTTCAGATACAAACACTAAAAGACACTTTTCCAAACGGGGTCATTCGAGGCAATGTTTTTTATATTGGCTCAATGTATGGGGAACGCGGTGAATCTATGAAAATAGATATTAATCCTAGTAGCCAAAACTTTATGCGAGGTCAGGACTTCAACGGAGGTACTGGTGTCGGGGGTATTGTAAAGATACTTATGGAAGCACGGGGCATGAAGCTGCATGAAATAAAAGATATGTTCGGGTCTTACCTGGAAACATCTCCGTCAAGAACACGAACAAATTCATCCAGCACTACGCCTCCTTGGTTGCAAAACCCAGTAAACCAGCAGCCACAAGAAAATGTTCGGGTTAAAACTACCATTGATATCAATACTGCTTATACGCAGGAATGGAATTATATTAGCAAAGATGGCGAAATAATATGTTCAGTTAGGCGTTATGACATTGAGGGCAAGAAAGAATTTAGACCATTCTTGCCAAACAATACATATTCAAAAGCACCTGAAGTTAGGCCACTTTACAATATCCCGAACATATTAAATTCCAAGCAAGTCATATGGGTAGAAGGCGAGAAGTGTGCTGAAGCTTTAATTCAATCGGGGTATGTAGCAACTTGCACGTTGGGAGGGGCTGGTGCATTAACCAGAAACAACTCTCATAAGTATGATTTCACGCCACTCAGGGGAAAAGAAGTTATTTTATGGCCTGATAATGACGAAGCTGGTAAGCGCTTGGCTGAAATTGTTCGGGATATGTGTGTGGATGTTCAGGCTTCCTCAGTAACAATGCTCAAGCCACCATTTGATAAACCAGAAAAATGGGACTCAGCAGACGCAATAGCCGAACAATTTGATATAAAGGCGTTCATTGATAAAAATTCCCAGTTCAAAACCAGAAGTATTAATCTTCTCGATGATAGCTTACTTATTGATCGTTTCAGTGGGAAAGCGCCTGTTCAAGATTTCTTAATAGATAGCACGTTCCCATTGGGCATACCGATTATATTCTCTGCGGCTGGAGATGCTGGTAAAGGCATGATGACCTTAGACCTTGGTATGAAAGTATCTTCTGGTTTCCCCATGCAAAATGCATTTGGCGGTATCGTTAAAGAGCATGGTGACGTTATTATATTTACCGCAGAGGATGATGAGTCAGAAGTTCACAGACGTATAGAGAGAATGGATCCGTTTGAAAATAGAAGAACATTCAAACATAAGCTTCATATTGTGCCATTGCCTAATGTAGGTGGTACATTCCCCATACTTAGCGAAATAAATGGCGAGTACATTGTCTCAGACGAATTTAATCGTATCCATGACCAGATGTTACAGATGGAAAACTTGAAGCTTGTGGTGTTTGACCCACTTGCGTCTTTTGTTCACGCTGATGTGAATTCTGACCCTGCGGCAGGGGCTGCCTTTACTGGTCTTATGGCTAGGGTCGCAACAGAAACAGGGGCAAGTATTATAGTATGTCACCATATGACTAAATCAGGCGATAAGCCTGTGTCATCACCAGAGCAAGCCCGTAGTCTCATTCGGGGTACTTCCGCATTGGTTGATGGTGTTCGCTCGGCATTTGCCCTATGGCAAGTCGAGGAAAGCGAGGCCAAGAAAAGATGTTCGGCTCTCGGCATAGGTTACGTCAGAAACATATGCTTTGATGGTGCTATAGTGAAGTCCAACGGACCAGCAGAAAGAAAAATACGAAAATTTGTTCGGGATTTAGACAGCGGTTTGCTGGTAGATAATACACAAGCACTAGAGGCGGTAGAAACATCTAATGAGCGAGATATTAAGCTAAACGCTCTATATAACTGGATTGAGCTATGTGAGCGTAATGGTCGGGCTTTATGTCAAAAGACAGGGGCTGATTCAATCATAGAGCGATTGGACGATGCGAATGCACCAACTACATTACAAAACATCTCTCAGGCAACAATAGATAGATATGTTCGGGAATTAATACAGACAAGGCGTATTGCTAAGTATTCATTCACGGCAACAGGAGGCAGTAAATGGCTTGGAACCACACAAGGCGTAATGTCTAATGGCGAATATCAAGCGGTTACTGCAAGAGACAATGCATAAAGGAGAAAAAAATGGATAAATTTAAAACAACAATGGGCGTAAAATGGAAGAATGAAATTGTTCCTGAATTTGATAGTGACGGCAGACCAGATTTATTGGGATGGGACGAGGCTATGCATAATGACGTACCTGAATTTGAAAAGTGGGCTACATTTTATGATGAAGAAGCAGCTGATGCTTGCAGACCAGTATTAAAAGAAATGCAAGAACAACAAGCTAAAGATTATGATCCTAGCGATCCTGATTATGATCACGACTACCCACCAGAATTTGAAGAAAGATTAACAGTAAAAAATAAAAAAGATAATTCAGATTGGAAATGGTTTTATGAGGAGTTTCTTCAGGTGGATGGATTTTCTCCAGAAGAATATGGATGGGTTAATTTGTTAGATGCATATGATAAGCCATACCCAGAAATTGTAACGGATGGAATAACACATCTTGATTGGGACTATGTTTTATCTACTGCACCATCCATTGAGAATTTTAAAATAATGGTAAAGGGTCACATACAGCTAATGACAGAATTGACTTTCACGAACTGTGAGCCTTTGATGTTACAGGATTTTTTTGAAGAAGTAGAACAGGTTTATGAATTGTATAGAGATACATACGATGAAACGTGGGCAATGTATCATGATGAAGATGATTACGGCAGAGGCAAAGGCAGGAATTAATACATATTTTTTTATCCCAATGCGTCAACTTTTTATAAAGCTAGGTTATAGTTAGTTATACCTTGAGGTATAATACAATTGAAATATAACATTGAAAGGGCAAAGAAATGTTAAAAGTATTAGTAAGAGAAACAGAATATCAATTTGATGATGACTCAACAGGAGATTCGCCTGATGATAATAGTATCATATCAAATTTTACGAGAAGAAAAATAAATCAAAACATTAGTAGATGGAGACTTGATCCTGAAAGAAATCCAGAAAATGAATGTTGGGTTTCTTACAGAAAAGTTATTAAAGATAATAGATTTCATAAAAATGATTTAATGGTTTTGGCTCAATTTCTTCAAGAAATGTATTTAAAAGCTTTAGCAAATCGTGATGAGGCCATAAAAGAAATACGATCTTGGTCACATTATGATGATGATTGTGAAGGTATGTTTATTCATCCTAAAAAAAGCGAAAAACTTTTATTAGAAGTAAACAAAGAACAGCATAATGATATGATACACGACTTAGAAGCTCTAGGCATGGCTTATGCTACAATTAGGTAATGATGCTTAACATTATCGCTAAATACGCTCACGAAAGCGATGATATACCAGATGGCTATACAAGAAGGCTCTTGTATGGTCATCATGGTGCTAAAGGATATGTAGTCGATTATAAGGAGGTGGAAATGGACGAAAAAGACTATGAGGGCAAACCCAGATATTATTTTCTAGATAAAGCAGAGGATTATATCGGAGGGCCTAGAAATAAACAATATGGCGATGCCAGAGAAAACTTTTATAGAATATCTCAGATACTAAACGCTATACTTGAAGATAAACTAAAGTCTAAGCTAACAGAAGAAGATGTTGCTCAAATATCTATCGGGATTAAGTTAGCGCGGTTAAGACACACACCAGACCATGAAGACTCATGGATTGATATCGCTGGTTACGCGGCTCTTGGAGGAGAAGTATCTTGCGAAGAATAAAACACGGGACAGAAGATTTAAGGAAATTTAAACCCGAACAATTTAATATGTTTGAAAAACCGCAGGAAAACCAGCTGCACAAAGAGAAGAAATGTTCGGATTGTAACAGCTTAAAAGCTTGGTTCTCGATAGACTTTGGAAAAACATGGCAATGTAAAGGGCATAAGAAATGGTAACTAAAGAAACAGAAAAAATAGATGCAGTTGAATTATATTTATTAGAAAGAAGAAAAATAAAATTAAATAAGAAAAATTTGAAAAATAAACGAGATTATGAAAAAAAAAGACAAAGAGCAGAAAGACGCAATCATCTCTTGAATTTATATAAGATAGCAAAGGGATGTCATAATTGCGGGTATAAAGAACATCCAATAGCTCTTTATTTCTTCCATACGAATAACAACAGAAATGTTGGGATATCATCTGCTGTGTTTAATTGTACGATTAAAAAACTATTCAAAGAAATACGCAAGACAAAGCTTACTTGCGCTAATTGCACATCTATCTTTACAGCACAAAGACGCAAGGAGTATTTCAATGTTTGAAGCAGCAATAACTTGTCTTGCTCTTAATGTGTACTTTGAGGCTCGAAATCAGCCCATGATAGGGCAAATAGCAGTAGCACAAGTAGTTATGCACCGCGTTTACGATGAACGCTACCCTAATGACGTTTGCGAGGTCGTAGAACAGGGGCAAAGATACTCCTGGGATAAAAGTAAACTTGTTCGGGATAAATGCCAGTTCTCATGGTTCTGTGACGGAAAATCAGATAAACCTACGGATATGTACGCATGGGAAAAAGCCATGATGGTGGCGATTGGAGTATATCAAGGTGCGCTATATGATATGGTAGATCAGTCTACTCATTATCATTCAGTGGACGTATTGCCAAGCTGGTCAGAGAGCAAACAATATATAGTTCGTATCAACGATCATGTGTTCTATAGATGGGAAAAATAGGTATCAGTGTCATTGAGGGTGTGATACCAGTGTCAGTGATACCTCAATTAAATCAATGGGTTACAGTAAAAGGAATCAGTTAAAGTAAAATGAATGACACCAACGCTAAGTCATTGAAAACAAACAAGGTATCATTGGTGTCACTGGTGTCATATATATATATATGTGGGGGTAGTGATACCCCACACATATATTAAGTAAAAAGAGGAGCAAAATAAAATGCCAAAAGCAGGGCAAAGTTTAACTAAGGAGCAGAGTCTTGCACATATGAAAAGACTCACTCCACAACATCAAAAGTTTCTCGATAACTATATGTATCGGGATATGACACAAACCGCATCAGCAAGAGAAGCGGGTTATGCTAATCCGTCTGTCGCTGCTGTTAGGCTTCTGCGGAACGCTGTCGTCCAAGAGCGATTGGAAGAAATGAGGCTGGAGGCTAAAGCTAAGTTCGGGGTAACAGTTGATAAGTCTGTTCGGGACTTACTGAAGCTTCGGGATGAAGCTTGGCAGTTAGGTAAGTTCGGGGAAGCAATACGCGCTGAAGAGCTACGTTTGAAGGCCACAGGGCTACTTATAAATAAAAGCCACATAACACACGAAGATGTATCGGGGTTAACTAAGGAGCAAATGCTTGAAAAGCTTGATGAATTCAGGCGTTTGGCAGATAGCAGAATGAAAAACATCACGCCCGTTGAAGGAGAGGCACAAGAGATAGTGCCTGATACAGAAATACCCACTATATCTAGTGATTAACCTTGTTCTCCCAGAGAGACGCTCTGGATATGTTCGGGGGTCGCCCTAGAGCCACATCGGGGCATATATCGGGATATGTTCGGGTTATGGTTATCGGGGTTCGGGGTCGCCCTGGGCGGAGCCGCTGGTAAACCCGAAGAAATGTTCGGGTTCGGGGCGCCCTCCGCCTGGTCTCCTGGTGAATCATCGGGGTCTTCCCTGGCTGCAGCTTCGGGCTCGTAGAACAATTGTTCGGGATTATCCGTTGCCTGCCAGGTAAACCACAATATATTGTGCTGCAGATCTGCTGACCCCCCAACCTGGCTGCTGTGGCGCAGCAACTCCTCCCTGGGCCTTAACCAGAACAATTGTTCGTCCCGGTCATGGGCCCAGGACTCCTGCTGTTCGAGCAGCAGCCAAGAAACTTTTTTTGATTCTTTTGCTTTTTTTATTTGACATACGAAATAGACTTCACTATATATTATATATGAAACACATTTCACACAGGAGAAAAGAAATGGATTATATAGAAAAACTTGTTGAAGACTTAAACGCATGTGATCGAAATATTGTATGGAAGGACTCATCAGATAAGCATGATCTTACCCCCTCTATTACGTTTAACGCGGGAGATACAGAGGGTGGATACAATTTAGTTCAACTGTTTGCTTTTGAAAAAAAAGAACAAGCAGAATTGGAGCAATTAGATATCTATGGAATTGATTTTACTAAACATGGAGATTTGGTCTGTTCCAAATGGCATGGTAACAGTCGCCAAGAAGCAATCCAAAAAGCAGTAGAGCTTGCACAAGATTTGATAAGAGGCAGGAGAAAAGAAATGAATAAATTTAATTCGTATGTAGATTTAACAGATAAAGGCGTTCTTTATTTGTGCAAATGGAACGATTCAATTTTAGAAATACATAATGAAGAAACCTTAAAAGACACATATTCAAACACTAATCTATTTACTGATCCAGATGGTATTTTCCAAAATTTTGATTTGTTAAACCAAGTTAGTGTTGAAAATGATTTGACGCTTAAAAATTATTTGGAGTTATCCCAAAGTAATGAAAACTATTTAAGTAAAGAATTTGTTTGTGACAATATGCAAATTACAAGAATTTCTTGAAGGGAAATAAAAATGATTAAGAACCAAAAAACCAAAAGACTAATAGCAGATCTACAATATGTAGATCTGTTTGACCCAAACAATGTTTACAGGCGCTACTTCAGGCTTTGGCTTGATGGCTCGTATCTAGGAGAAGAACACTACAGGCGCAACATTGAACAAGCAAAGCGCTTGTGGAACAAACCTCGTAGGTCTGTCCGTGCCTTTGTGTTGAATGAATGGCGCAAGTATAATGAAACTGACTTGAGCGAATACTCACAGCATCAAATCGCCAGAGCCTTCAAGGAAGTTCTGGGAGATAGATTGGAAGAGTTCAACGATACACTTATTGAAGACTTCCGAGATGAGTTCCGTGAGTTCGTAGAAGAACGGGAAGTAGCGTGAGTAAATTATATTTTGCTTATGGCTCAAACCTTAACTTGGGGCAAATGCAACATCGTTGCCCCAATGCCCGACCTGTCGGGAAGGTTGCCTTTTTTGGCTATGAATTGACCTTTCGGGGAGTCGCTGACATTATCAAAACAGGTCGTCCAGATAGTCGTATCGATGGTGGTCTTTGGGAAATTACACCAGAGTGTGAGAAGGCTCTTGATATATATGAGGGAGTCGCACATCGGCTTTACAGTAAAATATATATTGCGGGAGTTATGACCTATCAGATGAACGGAGGGGATATTTTCCCGCCACCAAGAGGTTACTTTAATACAATCCGCGAGGGATACTATGATTTCGATATCGATGTAGCCTCGCTTTATGATTCTGCTGGTTGGGCGCACTATAAC